CATACAAACTTCTTCAGGGTTTTTTAATGGCATATCTAATCCAACTTTACATAATCTAGGATCCTTAAAATAAGGAACAGAAGTTCTTTCACTACATCTTAAAAAATAAAAACCTGATATATGATTATCATAATGAATATGACCTTCATGATGACCACCGCCTTTTTTAGAAAATTCTTGTACCCATAATTCAGTCCACATTAATTCATATAAAGATAAATTATATCCCATATGATCTAATACATTCTTAGCTGTAGCGCCAATATAGTCTTGAAACTCTCTAATATTAGGATCTCCTATCATACTTTCTGAATGATGTGATAAAGTTATATCTCCAACTTTTTTCTTCCATCTTTTTTCTCTATCTTTAATGATAGATTCATTTCTTTTCTTAGCTTGTTTTATATAATTATTACAAACTTTATCAATATGATCTACCCATTCTGGTATTTCAATATTATAAATTGGTGTTTGAAAATAAATTGATGTTTGTAATTGATCTGATTTTGCCATAATATTTACCATACCCAACTTACAAATGAGTATCTGATTCCTTTCTTTATACTATTTACTTTATGTGGGTATACAAAATTGCTAGGAAAAATCAAGACATCTCCTTGATTTAATTTTATTGTTTTATCTTTCCACATTATAAATTCTCCACCCATATAGTCATCATTTAAAACTCCTACTATACTTAAAACAGGAATTCCTTTTCTTTGACCGTCAAACAAATTGTGAATATGATCACAATGAAAATTAAAATTTTGACCTTTACTATATCTATTAATTCTTATATCAGAATATCCATTCCATCCATTATAGTAAGGTGCTTTTAATTCACCTATGTATTTTTTTATACCGTGCCATAAATTTTTCATTATATATTTTTTAGATGGAAAATCATTAAAAGTCATCTCAGCTTCTTGTTTCTTTGAAAATGTTTTTTTAGTTGTAGGATTGTAATATTCACCTTTTTCATATTCAACTTTTTTTAATTCTTCAATAGCTTTATTACAAAAATCTTTACTAAATAAAGAATATGTTTTTATATAACTTTCTAAACTATACATATTTATTTAAATGGATATCCTAATCCCCATAACACTAGTGAATATCTTGTACCTTTTGTGACAGGTTTAACTCTATGCCACAAATGAGATGGAAAAACTATTAAACTACCTCTAGGTTTAAAATGTTTTTTTGTTTGCATAACGTGACTAGGATCATTGTGAATTCTTGGTTGTATTTCTAACTCACCACCTTTATAATCTTTTGGGTCTGATAGTTGAAGAATAGCTGATATTTTTCTGATCTTACCATGAAAATTTGGATTACTATGATTAACATAAGGATCAGGAAAAGGATCACAATGCCAATCATAAAATTGATTTAATTTATATTTTGTAAATTGTATTGCCTCAAAATAATCATATTGAAAATTCCAACCTGCATTTTGATTAGCCATTGCTATTAATGGACATAATTCATCATAAATCCATTGATCATTTAACCACACAACATTTGAATCTCTTTGTTTTTTTAAAGATTTTAACTCTTTTTTATTTAATAATTTTTCTACACTATTAGGATTTACTCCAGGTTTTCTTTTCTTTACTCTATCAGAAGCTCCACCTGTAACTCCTATCTTTTCCTGTTTTGAATTTCCTAATTGTATAACTTCATCACAAAAGTTATCTCCTAATTGACTTGTAAAGTACCAATAAGCATTTCTTAAATTCATATTAAATCTATCGCAATCGTATAACGTTTAATTTTTTTAGGTGAATAAGGTTGAGAATGTGTTTTTCCACCATCAAAAACAAGTAAAGAGTTTTCTGGACACTTTGTTGAAATAATTTTATCATAATTAAATTCTTCATTTCTAAATATGGTTCCTAAACTATCAGGATTTTTTAAAAAGTAAACAGCTGACAATTTACAAGTAGGATGATTATGCCAATTAATAATATCACCTTCTGTGTAATTACCCCAAGAGTTTTGTATAGTCATATTTTTTATATATTTATTTAGTAAAGTTTTATAAAAAACTGACATTTCAGGATAATGATGTAAATTCATTTCAGTTTGTAACCCAGGAACATTTTTACCAAAATATCTTACTTTAGTTTTTATAAACTTTAATATTTTTTTACGATCATTTTCATTTAGTATATTTTTATATAGTTTCATAATTAAATGTTTCAGGTTTGTAATTCCAAGGATTTATTAAATACGTTCTTCTAGTTCCTTTAAATTTTTCTACAGAATGATATATACCTGGATCAAATATAACCAATCTATTAGATTTAGGTGTTATTGTATCGTCTTCTAATTTTAATTGTCCACCTTTAAGATTTTTAACTTCAACATAAAATATAATAGAACATATTGGAAATTTTAATTTACCTAAAGTTTTTTTAAAATATCCTTCATCTTTATCTATGTGAGGATCGCATTGAGTATTATTATGACTCCATTGTTCAAATCCTTTATATTTTGAAAAATCATAAATTTTTGAAGCTTCTTTAAGAAAGACGTTATTATTATAATCTTCTTCAAACCACATAACAGGTATGTTATCTTTTTTTAAAAGATTAAATTTTTTACTTAAATTATCTAAACTTTTTTGGTTTAAAAAATTATCTACAATTCTAAAACCCATATTATGAGTTTCTATATTATGAAAATTTACAAACTAAAACAAATATTAATTAACAGTTAGTGTTCCAGAAACAATAAATTTAGCTACCGTTGCTCCACAAACACAACTTACAGTATTACAACCAGGTGTAACACTTAATGGATGACCTGCTGGTGATCTAACAACCACAATACCTGAACCACCTCTTGAACCATATTTAGATTGTCCTGCCGGGTTTTGATAAGTTGGAGGGCCATAAGCAGTAGGACCTCCTGTACCACCTCCAGCTCCGCCACCTGTATTAGCAGCACCTGAAGTAGCAACACCACTAGGGTCTCCTGGAGAACCGTTACCGCCGCCACCGGATCCACCAGATCCTCCTGAAATTCCTGGGTATCCTCTATCAGTACCAGCTCCACCACCTCCAGCGTAGGCTGAACATGCAACACCTGTAATTAAGTTTGGAGCACCCGCACCTCCAGGTCCTCCTGGTTGTCCTGGATTAGGTGATCCCGCAGCTGTAGCTCCGCCACCGCCTCCACCACCTTGGTTATCTGGATAACCTCCTGTACCACCACCATTTCCTTCTGGTGGAGTATAACCTCCAATATTACCAGCACCTCCTGGTCTTTTAGCACCAATTGCAGATGGATATCCTCCTGAACCTGAACCACCAGGTCCACCTCTTTCTGCATTGTTAGCATTCCATGGGCTTCCGCAAGATGCATTTAATGGATAACCACCGCCTGATGATTGAATATAAGAATCAAAACTTGATGGATTACCATAACCCTCACCTGATAAATCTGGTGGACTAGCAGGTGGAGCAGGATAAGCTGTACCACAAGCGTTACCGCCTCCAGCACCAACTGTAATTGTATAAACTGAAGAAGAACATGCAACAACTGCACATCCTTGTAATGGTGCAGGACCAAAACCAGAAGCTCTATAACCTCCAGCGCCTCCACCGCCAAAACTTTTACCGCCTCCGCCGCCAGCGACAACTAAATAATCTAATGTAACTGATTCAATAATAGATCCATCTGGCCACGCTCCACATTTAACAGCTTCATACTGTTGTTTCATTGGCCACATACCTCTGCTGTTATTTAATTCTTTTGTAATTACGACACCTGAACCACCTGCTCCGCCAGTCCAAGGTGCATTTGGTCCACCAGTAGTTCCTCCAGCTCCACCTCCAGTGTTAGCAGTTCCTGCAATTCCACTTCCTACATTATAAGCTCCACATGCTCCGCCTCCAAGACCACCAGCTCCAACAGATCCTCCAGCAGGAGTATAAGCTCCACCTCCACCGCCTCCACCGACAGCAGTTATAGGTGCTCCAGGATAAGTTCCACAAATTGAAATTCCATCTCCACCTGCTCCACCATTATTAGCGTCAGGTGCATTTGATCCAGCAGCAGCTTTTCCTCCGCCACCACCTCCAGCGTTTGCACCAGGACCACCATCGCCACCAGGATTACCTTGTCCTGCAATTCCAGTTCCACCGCTAGCTGATTGAGCAGATCCAGCTCCACCAGATCCTCCAGGGTTTCCATCTCTTTGTGTACAATAAGGAGTTACATCAGTACCTCCTGATCCTCCACCAAATCCTGTAACTGTTGTTGAACCTATTGTAATATCTGAATCGTTTCCATCATTTCCTCTAGCTTGATCTTGACCAGTTCCTCCAGCACCAATTGTAATTGAATATGGTGATGATCCACTAACACTTAAAGGTTTACACACAACACCACCAGCACCTCCACCTCCAGCTGCTCCAGAAAAACCTTGAGCTCCACCAGATCCTCCACCGCCACCAACGACAAGTGTTTGCATTAATCTAGTTCCTGCACCAGTAGTTATTGAACCTGAAGCACAAAGTACTGATTGTTTCTGTTTTCCAGCAGAAGCACAGTTAGGTACTCCTCTGATTTTTCCTTTTGATGTAGATAATTTATTTATTGCCATGTCTTACCTTAAATTAATATTACACAGCACTCCATGATGTTGTGTCTGGATTCCATTCAAATTGAGTGCCTTCTTCTCCAAAACCAATCCATTTTTGATTTGCTTCACTCCATTCTATTCTATAAGTAGCTTGATTTCCGTCTGAGTGAGTATATTGTCGTTGTTCCATAGTAGGCATAACAACTGGTGCTTCCCATATCCAATTTTCAGTATTTAATGTCCAAGAAGCAAAAGGTTGTTGAGAATAAAATACATCATTTACAGCATCGTATACCGAACCTCTACCTGCATATCTATTTCTAAAACTGTGATTATAAGAAGTTTGTTTCCACTCTCCACCTTTGAAAAGTTTTTTACAATATAATTCACCGTCTTCATGCATATCGTTTTGACCAAGAGTAGTTAAACCTGCAGGAACATCATTTCCTACAACTACAACTCTTTTAACAATCCAATGTTGATCTGTAGTAAAACCTGTTGGATCAGTTTTTAATTCTATTTCAGCAAAATGAGCCATTAAAAACTACCTCCTAGTCAGATATTATTTCATACGATATTAAACACTCTAAATCACTATTAGCTGATGCTGTACCTTTAATGATTTCACTTTCTTCTAAATAAAAAGAAGAATTTTTATCAATCACATTTAAAGATGAATCAGCAGGTACAGAAATTGTACTTGCAATAGCTCTATCATTAGAGCCATCATTATATTTAATAGTAACATCAGCAGCATTAGTGCCATCAATGTTTGAAACGATTATTGAGTTTATTTTGTAAACTGTGTCTGCAGCTGCTGTAACTAAACTTGTCTCTGTAGTAGTCAAAGCAAATACATCAGTTTTTCCGTTAATGGTTGCAACATTAACAATATTTGGGTTTGCCATATTTTCCTCCTAATTAACCAAACACTATTGCCATAGCAATAGCTTTACCTGTTGATATACCAGCATTGTCAAAGGATAGTTGACCACTACCATTCGTTACCAAAGCTTGTCCACTTGTACCATCAGCAGATGGTAAAGCGAAGTATGTTGATGATCCGGTATTTGCTATACCAGTTACATTAATATCACCTAGATCAGCCATTACATCAACCATAGTAGTTCCATCAGTATAAACTAATGTTTTAGCACCTTGTTTAAGAGCAACACCAGTTCCTCCTGTTGGACCAAAAGTTAATGTTTGACTTCCTGTAGTGTTATTAAATACTGTATATTTAGTTTCTACTGCATCAGTAAAAACATGAATGTCTCCTGTAAGAGCACCTGTAAATTCTAATACAGCATTATGTACTTGGTCATCTGTTGCTGAATCGTCTGTATTAGTTGTAGAATTATTTGAAGTTAAAGTAACGTTAGCAGAACCTGCAACATCAACTGCTTGATAACCTTTTACTGATGAATCAATTCTGTTAAAAACATAATTAACTAGATTACCCCAAGTTCCTGAGTTTTCTCCAGAAGCTTGTCTCTCTAATTTTAATCTCGATGTATAACTTGATGGCATAATTTTTTATACTCCATATTTTAAATAATGTAAATAATATATATTTGTCATCATTTGTCTAGTGAATATTAGTCCAAGTTTCAGT